GCTGCTCGAGGCTTTGATCGAAGCACTGAAGGCGAAGCCATAACGCAGAAGACCCCCCGCCCTGGCCTATTGGCTCAAGCGGGGGATCTTCGCAGACCGGCTCAGTTGTGGTGTTGCGGGTTCAGCCCTTGAAGGTCTGATCGCTTCCAGTCGCAGCAGCAGGGGACTGCGTGATCGAGCCGGGGATCTTGCTCAGACGATCTCTGAGCCAGGAGGGATGGTTGCGTTGACCGGCAGCTTCATGAGCGAGGTGGTGCCCTTGTCGCCGATGCCAGCTGAAGCGATCGAGCTCAGAAGACTGAGCACGCCAGCGGTGGCGGCGGTGCCGGCGATGGCTTGCCAATCGGCGGTGAACCAATCGAAGGTCGTGGCAGCCAGGACTGCGATGAGCGCCTGGGCGACTGTCTTGATCGCGCGCTCGGCGGCTGACTTCCAGAAGGTGGCGGTGAACATGGTCATGGCTCCTGTGTTGATTGGGTGAGAACGGTGAAGGGTTCGCAGACGCTCGTCGAATGCAGAGCTGCTGAATAGAGCGCCATCTGCACTCGAGCTTCGGGGTCGCCGCTGGTCGAGGCCAGCGAGCCGAGGGCGAAGTGATCGCCGCAGCCGATGGCTTCGTAGCCAAGCGCTGAGCGGCCGACGTGGTAGTCCTCGTCGATGCAGTAGAGAGCGCCCCGATAGCCGACAAGGAACACTCCCCCGCTGTCTTCGCTGTCGCTGCTCTTGGCAAAGCCTCCCTGGTGGAAGAGCTTGCGGCAGGCGTCGACGAAGACGGTGCACATGTGGCTCATGTCGTCGTCGGTGATCTGCTTGGGCACCTTGAGTCGGTACTGCAGCAGCTGGCCCATGCGGAACGAGTCGCAGTAGCCCATCAGATACTCACCAACGGTGAAGACCTTCGGCTCGGTGTAGCGGGTGATGCGGGTGTCTTCGACTGCAGCGGCGTCGCCGCCGATGATGACGGTGCCGTCATGCTCGAGGCCGACGATGCAGGTCACGACTCACGCTTCCAGAGGTAGGCGTTGCGAAGGTGCACGACCATCCACACGCAGGCGAGGACGGTGAAGGCGGGCAGCGGTTGAGGTCCGAGTGTTGAGTAAGCGAGAAAAGGCACGCCGGTCAGTGATGCGGTCAGGCACCAGCCCCACCAGATGCGACGCTCGATGACGAGCGCGTAGACGCCGAGGCCAACCAGATCGCAGGCGAGAATCAGCCACGACCAGACCTGCTCACTCATCTTCAAGTTCGTCGAGGAAAGCCACCAGCGACTCATCCATTGCCTCGTCGCTGGCGTCAGACCAGACGGCGTAGAGACAGTCGGCATAGCCGGCGAGGTCGACGATCGAGTCACGCACCATGTCGGCAGTGAACTGCTGATCAAGTGCGTTGCCGATGCGCGAGAGTTTGACCGAGATCATGAAGGCGACTGCCTCAGACACGCTGAGAGTGACGCCAGTGATCGCTTCAAAGATGTCAGCGCAGCGGGCATAGTCCACGCTTGGGTGGTGGTACAGCGCACCTCTTGGGCCGTGGACAAGTGCGTTGGCTTCGGCGGTGACAGAGTCCCAGAGTGGGCTCGGTTGAGTGTCCACGGTTGCCTCCCTGCAGGCGGTGGTCAGTAGGTGTGAGAGGTGAACTTGGCGAGGCTGACGCCTTCGTAGCGTCGGCACAGATAGTCGAGGCTGACGAACATGGGGTCGTAACTGCCGTCTTCGACTTGGTGCTTGACGATGAGGCCACGCCAGTGAGCGTTGCCCTGCGGGCCCTTGTAGTCCTCGTCGTGCAGATAGCAAGCGCCGGCGATGAGTCCGTGATGGCTTCGACCGGCGACGAACCTGATGGCGTAGTCGAGTGTCTGCTGGTGGCCCATTGTGAAGGTGTGGCCGATCTGCTTGAGTCGACCTGCCGCTGCGCCGCCCAGCGGGCGGCCACTCATCGGCTGGACATAGACATGGCAGTAGCCGACACCATCGATGAACACTGGCTCGAGGTAGCGATGCACCTTCCAGCCGTGCGCTTGATAGTTGAGATCGTCGGTGGAGATGAGGCCGTGCAGCTTGGGGTCATCGTTGGTCGCCCGGTTGATGCGGTCCTCATGGTTGCCGAGCGTGAGATGCAGCTCGGGCTTGTAGAGCTTGTCCTTCACCTTGCGCTGGTGATCGTTGAAGCGCTCGAGTGGTGCGCACAGAATGTCGAAGGCTTCGTTCGCTGCTTCGATGTCATCGTTGTAGCGGCGACCCTCGAAGGATCGCTTGCCGATGTCGTAACTGCTGAGGCTTGGCATGTCGGCATGGTCGCCTAGGTGGACGATCACGTCGGGCTTGCGCTCGATGATGTAGGCACCGATCCACTCGAGGTGGGCAGTCGGCACTCCTGGCTTGGCTTGCGTGTCAGGAATGACTAGGTGCGTGCGCGTTGAATCAGACATGCAGTCGCCCGTCTGTTGAGGGAAAGAACTACCAGCGACGCTTGCCGCGATGGTGCACAGCCTCATGGCGGTGCAGCTCGTCGGTGACAGCGTCGAAGCGTGCGTCGACCTTGGCGTCGACGGCACGAACATCGCCGCCGATCTGCTTCACGTCGCCGATCAACTCGTCGAATCGTTCAGCGTTGGCGCGCGCGTTCTGGTCGTGCTGGTCACGGTTCTCGGTGCGCAGCTTCACGATCTGCACCACAAGTGTGGTGATGGCACCGAGCACCAGTGTGATGCCGGTGAGGATTGCGACCCATTCGGCAGCGCCGAAGCCGGGACTGTCGCTGATGGCCGTCGAGGCTTGGGCAAGCATCGGACTACGCGCCGAGAAACTTGCGTAGATCGTTGACCTTGAACCAATCAACCCAAGGTCCACTAGGGGTTTCTTGCCAGGTTGCCCACAGCTCGCCAGTAGCGGCGAGAGTTACGCTGAAACATCCATTGGGCAGCATCTCTGCGCTCAGGTTTGAGCCAGCGATGCCAGGCTTCAGTTCTGACCAAGTATTGAACGTGCCGCCAGGCTTGGCGGTCCAGCAAGTCACGACTTGCCCGCCTTCAGTCAAAGCGACGTATTGCTCAAGACCTTGCTGGTTGGTGAGATGAAACATGTCGCGGTCCTTTGCGTTGGTGGGCGTTGGTGTCGGTGCGATTGAGTATTCGGGGAAGGCAACCTCGGCGATGCCGCCGCCGTTGAATGGGTGCCACAGGCGCTGGACTCGTGAGCCGTTTACGTTGCCGTTGATAGCGGTGACTCCATTTGAATCAACTGACTCAACCATTGCGATGTGGTCGTAGCCGCCTGGTGTTTGATTCCACTCAAAGGCGATGAGTGCACCAGGAGTCGCTGAGCGGATGTCGTAAGAGGTGCGGCCTTGGGCTCGGTAGTAGTCGAAGTGCGCAGAGACCCATGCGAAGCGAGTCGGGATGCCGGCGGCGGTGAGGCAGTAGCTCTGGAAGATGTCGCACCAAGCGGTACCAGGGGGTGCTGGATACCAAGCCCAGAAACGCTGCCCACCTTCGCCGAGGAAGCTGCGCTCAATGTTGAGAACTTCATCAACGGTAGGCATCAGGTGGGTGCGCCGGACGGGCCGATGTCTTCAATGCAAAGGAAATGTGGAAACCCCGCTCCAGCAGACAACGCGTTTGTTCCGGTTACCACTTGCCAAGTCACCGTAATGTTTTTGCTTCCTGCCGTGAAAGTTGCATAACAACTACCGTTCGGCGTTGGGAAGGAGTTGGTGCTTGCGGACATTCCCAAGTCGGCGATGCGACCGATAAGGTTTGCACCTTCCTTGACGTCAGTGATGATTCTGTATGCATTGACCGTGTTGCCACCGTGGAGACAAACGCGAAACGCGTATCGCCTGTTAGCAACTGCAGTGAATGTTGTGTTGAGACCCGTTACAACATCACTCGCAACCGTGTTGCTTCCTGTTTCGGTGTAAGCAACAACGCCCCAAGGAGCGTTCCAGCCCGGACCTCTACGCCATGCGGTGCCGTTGTAGGTGTAGAGACCCTCGCTCGCGTCGTTACTTCCGATGTAGACAGTCATGCCATCTTCAGCAGTAAGCGCTGCGTCTCGAGCGGCGGTTGTGGCGAAATACATCACGCCTTGTTCCATGAGATAATTATTGACATCTGAGGCGGTGAGCACAGCGCCTGCGGTGAAGTTTTTGTAGCCAGAACCCATTGCGGTGTCCTCCTGCTAGTAGGCGAGTTTGTTTTGATCCAACTCGCCGAAGTTGGTGTTGTCGAGAATGAAGAAGCCGGTGTAGAACGTGGCGCTCGAAAGGCCGAACGTGGTGCTCCAGTTGCCGGGCGTGATTGTGTGGCCGACTGATTCAACAAAGCAGTCGCGCTGCACAGCCGAGCCGCCGCCAGGCACTGCGAACTTCACGGTCACGCGATCGCGAATCTTGCGTGAGAGCAGATCGGGATACAGCGTGGATGGGTCGCCCTGAGGAGCGAAGCGAACCTGGTCTGGTCGCAACTCGGGGTTCGCATACTGCGAAGCGAGGAACAATGCGAGATCGCCTGCTTGGTTCTGTCCGTAGGAAGTGTCGCTGCCAACAGTTGAGACGATCGGCACCTCAATGGCCAGCGTGCGTGCGCCATACAGAGAGATTGATTCAGCGTTTGAGACGATGACTGTGGTGCCAGTCAGTTTTTCGCCGCCAGCAGCGGTGGTGACTATGCGGTCGATCTTGACAATGTTGTAGATCAGCGAGTCGTCATAGACAATCGAAGTGTCGACAAACTTCTTGCCGGCAGCGTCGGTGGTGTCATAGGTCGACTGCACATTGATCGATCGATCGTCAGAGATGATGGCGTCACGGTCGGCGAAGATGATGGTGCCATCGTCGTCGACGTAGATGACGCCAGAGTCTGCAGCTGCTGCTTCTTGCAGCATGTCCAGCGGCGTCTTAGAGGCGTCTTGTACGGCGAGGTATGTAGTGCCCTCGTCGATGTCGCGCAGATTGTCCGGCCAGCCAATCGCATTGAGAATGGTTTCGATGCGAACCCCTGGCAGGTCGGTGTTATTACCGATGATTGGTGTTGTTGTGACACTGCTAGAGACGTTGATGTCACCAGTCGTTCCTGATCCAATGACAAAGATCGAAGAAATGCCGAAGCCTTCGCCGTCTGAAGGCTGTGAGATACCGATGTCGAAGCTGGTAGTGGAGCTTGACGAAATGCTTACCGATGAGGGCAGACCGCCGATGATGTTCGACAGTGGCTTGAAAGCATCAGAGCACGAGATCGTTGCGGTGGCGTCGCCGATGCCGGCGTCTGCGTAATCGAAGGTCCACGAGTCAATGAACCCACGAAAGATTGGGTAGGTGACGCCGTCCCACGTCGCACGAATTACGACAGGGATCGAGGGCACCACGCCGGTGACGCCGACGGTCGCGTTGTAGTACGGGCTCGCCGTGTTGGTTGGGTCGAATGATCGGTCGCGATTGTCCAGAGTGATCGTTGCTGTGCCGGTACCGAAACGCTCAAGCGCTCGACGCCGGCCACGGTTGGTGGTGACTGATCGCACCGATGTGGAGATGTCGTAGAAGAACGCACCGTCGCCGAGGGTGCCAGTGTCGAGACCGGGATCGGTGACATTGAGAACGAGTCGGGTGCCAGTGTTCGCACCTACCACCGAAGGTGCGAAGAGCACCTCGAGCGTTGGCATGTTGGCGAGGCTCATGGCACAAGTACCGTTGCGCCTCGACGACTAGCGCGCGCGATGGCGTCGATCACGATGCGCTCAATGGCGTCGGGATCTCCTGCGACAGTGTTAATCGTGACGTTGATTGCGGGACCACCGCCGAGACTGCCGCCGCTGAACAATGCCTTCTGCTGTTGCGGGTTCAAGATCATTTCGTTGTCATGCAAGACAGCGAGACCAGAGCCGCCACCCATGCCGGTGTTGAAGATGCCGCCGTCAGCGAAGCGTGGCAGTTTGGGCGCTGAGATGGTGTTGCCGCCGATGACTGGCACCCAGCCAGGGATCGACCAAGACAACTTGCCGACGGTGTTGTTCCACGCATCGGAGATGAAGTTGAAGGCAGTCTTGAATGGTCCGCTAATTGCATCGGCAATGTTAGTGAACACGTTGCCGATGATGTCTTTGGCTGTCTGAAAGAATCCCCAGACAGTTGCGATGCCGTTCTTGATGCTTTCAAACGCCCAAGAGATGACGCCCCAAGCGGTGCTGATCTTTGAGGAGATGTTGTCCCAGACTGATCGAACTATCTCCCACAGTTTCTGATACCAAGGGATCAAGTAGTTGACGATGTAGCCGTAGATTGCATCCCAGATCGGCTTGATGATGCCGTTCCAGACTTCTCTGATCTTCTCGCTGATCCACGTCCACACGTTTTGGAAAACATCCCAGAGGAAATTGAAATAGGGAATAAGGACGTTTTGGATGTAGGCGTAGATCGCATTCCAGATTGGCTCGATGAAGCCCCAAGCGAAGCTGGTGACGGCTTGAATCTTTGACCAGACGTTTTCCCAGTTGGCTTGCAGCCACTTGATCGTCGCGATAAGCAGGACGATCGGCACAATGATGACGCTGCCGAGGATTGCGATGATCGCTGCGTAGGCCTTGTGGTCCATGACCCATTTCCAGACCTGGTCCCAGTTGCGCCAGAGATAGAGTGCCGCAGCAACCATCGCTGCAATGGCGACGCCGATGGCGATGAACGGTGCAGCTGCAGCAACAGTCGCAGCGATCGCAGCAAGCATTGAAACCGTGTAGGCGGTGAGCACGACGATCATGATGCCGCCGAGCACGCCGGCGACGACCACCATCATGTCTTTGTGTTCTTCCATGAACTTGGTGAGCTCGTCGACCTTGGGGCCGAGCTGGTCCATGACCTCGCCGATCTTATTGAAGACCTTCGTGGCGATTGGTTCGATGGCCAAGAACACACGGTTCTTGAGCATGGTGAGTTTCTCGGCGAAGTCTTGAGTGTCAGCACTTGCGCCGAGAATTGTTTCGCCGCCGCCTGCGATGGCTGCGGTCATGTCTTCGTAGGAAAGTTTGCCTTCACGAATGAGGGCTGCGAGTTTCGGGCCAGCCTTTGCGCCGAAGACGTCGAGCGCAATGCCTGCGCCAGCAACGTCGCTAGGTGCGCCCTTGATTGCGTTGAAGGTTTCGGTGAAGACGCTCGAGGCGTCTTTGCCTTGCTTGGCTGCAGTAGCCAGGGACTTCGACAGCGCTGGCATCACATCGCCAGCGTCCACGCCAGCCTTGGCGAGTGTGGCGAGGAAGCCTGCGGACTGGTCGAAAGAGAGACCAACTTCACGCAGAACTACGCCGGCTCCACTCATGGTGCCGGCAAGTTCCGCAACCGACACGCCAGAGGCTTGTGAGGCACGGAACAAGAGATCGAGTTTGCCCGATTGTTCACCAGCACCGACGCCGAAGTTGTTGAACACGTCGGTGACTGCTGTGAGGTTGCCGCCGAGATCGGTGCCGGTCATGCGTGACAGCTCGAGCACCTGGCTAGAGAGTGTCTGCAATGGTGCGCCGGTGAGGCCGAGCTTCTGTGAGAAGACGGTGATGGCTTTGCCAGCATCGCCGAACGATGCAGGCACTGTGCCGGCGACCGCTTTCATGTCGGCTTGCAGTGCCTCGAGTGCTGGGCCGGTTGCGCCGGTGCCGATGCGAATGTTGTCGAAGGCTTCGTCGAATGACGACCCGATCTCGAACAGTCCGGCAGCGACTGCGCCAGCACCGATAAGGATGCCAGCGCCGGCGACCTTTGCTGCGCCTGAGAGTTTCGTTGAGATGCTTGTGGTCGACTTCGCCAGCTTGTCTAGTTCTGACTGCGCCCGGTTGAGGCCCTTCGCATCGAACTGAGAGATGACATTCAGATTGACAGCCATAGCGTCCTCAGTCCTGCGTTGTTAGTCAAGCTTGCGTTGCAGCTCGTTCTCAAACTTGTTGATCGTCTCGAGCACTGATCGAGTGATCGCTTGCTCGCCGCCTTTGGCATCCCATGCACGCCAGATGAGGCGAGATGGGGGGCCACCGCGCCCCGTGATGTTGTTGATGAAGCTCGTGCCAGCGATTCCGTGGCTTGTATCTTTTTTGCCGGCGATTTCATAGACAGCGCCAGCGGCTGACTTGTTTTGGATGCGCCAGGCTGCCGAGGTTGCTGAGCCTTTGCTTCGACTTCCGCCTTGGCGGACGACGATGCCCTTGAGAACTGTCGACTGATCCCAGCCGAGTCGACTACTCCACACGCCGTTGCCGCCGCTCTTCCAGTTGCGCATTGCAACGGAAGGGACGTAGGACTTAGCCAGGGACGAGACAGGAGTGATGAAGCTCTTGATCTCTTTGTCCATTGCTTTGCGAAGATCAGCGTCTGCGAGTTTCAGTTGTTTCTTGAACTCGTTGTAGCCGTTCAAGACGACGGTGGTTTCAAGTCCACCGCTCTCAATTTCGGTGGCCATGCCCTTGACCTTCTTGGCCATGACTACCCCTTCCGAGATTGTTCTTTCAGTACCGCAACGATCGCCCAGAACACGTCCGGTGGAGTGTCGAGCAGATCGTTGGGTGCGATGCTGGTGGCGACAGAGACCTGCGCCACCAGCATCGTCATGCTTTCTCTAAAGGGACGCGCGGCTCGTCGCCGGCTTCGATCGAGTCGATGTCGTCGAGCCATTCATCGAACGGCTTGACCACAAGACCGGAAACGTGCGAGCCCTTCCAGGCTGCCCAGCAGAGCGCTTCATAGGAAGCGTCCTGGCCGAACAGTTGGGTCATCGGCTTAGCGAACTGACGCTCGGCAGCGACGATGACCTTGGGGGTGACAGGGATCTCATACGGCTCGCCCTGTGCAGGAACGACCCGAAGACGCATGAGAGCAGCCATGACTAGGCCGTCGCCTTGGCGATGGTGCCGTCGATCGGAAATGTCACCGATGCCTGCGAAAGCTCCCCTACCTGGGCGTCCAGGGGCATCCATTCTGTGATCAGAGCGGAGAAGGAGTACGCCGGGTTGGCGGTGCCGGTGGCGGTGCCGTTGGGCTTGACGATGACAGCAGCGGTGCTGCCGATCAGCGGATACAGCGTGGCTTCGACTGACGCAGCTGCGAAGTCTTGGTTGAAGTCGATCGCTACTGATGAGTCAGCGAGACCGGCAACGCGACGCACGGCAGTGTTGCCGAATGTCGTGGTCTCGATCTCGGCGCGCGTTGTTGAGAGTGTCACCTTGGTGATGTGGCTTGAGAGGTCCACGCCGCCGATGGAGACGTTGGCATTGGTGATGACGATGGCCATGACGGCTTAGTCCTCCTGGGTAGATGTTGCTGGTTCGACCTTGTTGGTCTTGGACTTGGTGCTTGCGAGATGACCGGCACCGATGAGGTGCTCGATGTCGCAACCCTCGAGGTCGTCATCGCTGACGATCTCGCCGGGTTCGTGGCCCACCACGTTGAGTGGGCCGACGATCTTGTAGGTGTTCACGAGTGACTCCTATGCGTGGACAGTGACGTTGAATTCGCAGGTGAGATACGAAGCGTCACCAAGCGAAAGAGGTCGGACGGCGATCATGTCGCCGACCTTGAGCGTTGAGCAGTTACCGGCAAGGGTCTTGTCGGCTTCGATTGCTGCACGCACTGACTGTGTGCCGCCGTAACTCATCCAGCCGTCGAGATAGCGCTGCGCTACTCGATCACCCATGCGACCGGCGACGAGGCTGATGGTGAACTCCCATTCGGAAAGGCCGCCAGCCATTGCTCGGTGGTAGGTCACCGACTGCATCTGGATGACTGCCATCGGCGGGTTCACTTGTTCGGGCAGATGATCGGCGACTCGCAGCCCTGAGATGGTTGCGAGACGAACGCCGAGTGCAGTTTGAAGTGATGAGGCGGTGCCAGCCATTAGGCGACGACCGGATTGCGATAGGGGCGCAGCATGCGCTCGACATCGGGATCGATGGCGCGCACGGTGATGGCTCCGAGATCGCCGAAGCCTGCGACGCCGAGAAGCGAGTCGCCACGCTTGACGAGTCGACCAGCGAGGAGGATGCACGCCGAGGTGACTGGCGAAGGTACTGATGGCCATCCCCACTTGGCAGTGACCTGCAGGTAGGCGGGGGCGGCGGTGGTGAGAAAGTAGAAACCGATCGAGCGA